ATTCTGCTTCAGCATCTAGTGCTTGGTAAGCATTTAAATCTTGAGCGAATTCTGGTGTCCATTGTGCTTTTAACTTTCTAGTTTTAGCAACAATTGCTTCAGATTTCATTTTAACATCGATAGATGGAATTGCTAACGCATCTGCAGCAGTAGAATTTGCATTCTGGTAACCTGCACCCGCAGCATCTTCGAAATCACCTCTATGGTCATCTGTTGGTTGTTGGTTGTATAAAACAAAACCAGTTCCAGCAGCTGTAGGAATATCCGCACCTCCAACTGAACCAGAATAAACAAAATATATGTTAGTTCCATCATATTCAGTATATTGTGGTAATAGATTGGCCATTGAAGCAGCTGATTCTACAGAACCAGAAGATAATGCAAATGCTCTAACACCTTTAGTGTCAGGTCTTACTAAACTTGCAGCTGGGATAGATACTGAGGTAAAATCACCTGCAGCAACTGAAGCTGATAAGTCTGCATCATAATGTAATTGTTCCCAAGAAGCTGTTGCTACAGTAGTAGTTGCAGATCCAGTGAATTGGTTAATTGAATATCCAAATCTTCCAGCACCATACAAACCATCAGATGGGTTAGTTCCAGCACCTGGATTTGTGTTACCGTACATAGAAGCAGGGCTCGTATAAACATCTCCAGCAGGACCAAAGTTAAGTTCTTTGTCTTGTCCATATTGGAAATCTAAGAAAAATACAAGACCTGAAGGTAAGTTCATTGGTTGAACCGAAACAAATTCTTTTGCTGCGATTTGTCCAAATACCTTTCTTACCATTGGTAAAGCTACACCTGCCCACTGAGCACCTTGCCCTGGAGTGAATGAAGCACCACCTTGGTTTGTTTGAGATTGCTCAACAACTAATTGTTTAGCTTGGTTTTCTAGAATTAAAGACATATTGTTCTTGTGAACTTCGCTGTCCATTCCTTCTAGAAGTCCTGTTTTTTCCCACTTTGACGCTAGTCTAGCTGCGTCACTCTGCATGTTTTTCCAACCTTTTGCAGAGCTTTCTAATAGAGAATTTAATTGACTCATTTTTTTAATTTTTAATTGTTTTTATATTATTTTAAACCTGCCAATTTTTGGAACCTTTCCACCATAGGGTCAGTTGCAATAATTGGTTTTTTAGTTTTAAAGTTTCCTGTTGCCTTTGAGGCAGAACCTAAAGATTCTCTAATTGGTGTTTTTTTCTTTTTTAATCCTTCGTTTAAAGTTTCAAATACCAATTTTGTTTCTTTTACTGTAGTTGCTTTATCAAATGCACCTAATACTTTAACTTTTTCATTTTCAGTTAAGCTTTTAGCTTTGAAAATTTTATTAGTGTATAACAATTTAGCGTTTAACAGGTTAACTTCATTTATTTCATGTTTAAGAGTATTAACAGTAGAGTTAGATTTTTTAAGATCTTCCTTTAATCTTGATACTTCTTTGTAAACTTCAGCTAATGAATCATCTTCATTAACTTCTACAGTTTCATCATCTTCGATTTCGATGTCGATTTCTTCATCATCATCAGAATCATCAGACATAACTTCCATGTCTTCTTCTTCTTCTTCAAACTCATCACCGGCTTCTAATTCACCTGATGAAACCATATCTGCGATAACATCTTCAATGAATGATTTAAGGTCTTCGTCAGTCATGTCTTCAAGATCAAGATCTGTGGATTCTGCATCCATCATATCTTCTTCGCCTTCTTCTTTGCCTTCTTCGTATTCATATTTGTCTACGTCAGCACGTTCAGCTTCTGATTCTTCTGTGACTAATTCTTCCTCTTCTAATTCACTTTCGATTTCATTTAATAGTTCGTCTAGATTGATTTCTTCTTCGATGTCTTCGTTTTCCATCATTTTTCTGTCTACAGTATCCTTTTCAGGTTTGTATTCATCCTTTGCTGGTTCACGGTCATCATCAGAATACTCTTTCTTTTCATCTAATTCCATCTCTTCTAATTTTGCAGATAACATGGATTTAAGTTGAGGTGTGAAAGCTTCTTCTAGAGCTGCTTTTGCATTTGCGATAGCTGTTTCTTTAACGGCTTTAGCGTCAGCAATAGCTTCTTTGAGAATATCTCTTTTTGCCATTTTCCTAAATTTTTTATTTTGTTGGGAAAGTACGTTTATTGGGAAACGTAATAGAATTTATTTATTTGATGCTATATATCCGAAGGGAATAGCATATTCAAATATAAATATATGGGGATTCTTCAAAATCGAAGAATTTATTAAAACATTGGGCAGTTTCCATTAGCACATAGTATTTCTGTTACTATGCTATTTGCTTTTGCGTATGGATTTATAATGTTTTCTTTACCTTCTTTAATTGTTTTCATGTATGAACCTGGATTAGAAGGAGTTGAAACGAAGTCCCAACATAGTAATTCAAAGTCATCTTGTACTTCCATTATTTCTCCATTTTGTTCTAGTGAACCCATTCCACGAGAGGATACACCGCATGTAATACCACTTTCGATTAGTGATTTTAATATGTTTCCAGAGGGTGTGGGTAGGATTTCTATTTTACCCATTACATTGTCTCCATCCCACCACATATCTTTTATGTTGTGTGATACATTTTTTAAGTTAATTACTTGAGACTCTGGGTGGTCTAATTCGCCCATTGCTCTGTTTTCTTTAACTAGTTCTTTGTACTTATCTATTTCTCGGTTCCACAAATCTTTGGAGTAATATCTTCCATTACCGTTCTTTACTTCAGCTGTAGCTAAAATACCTTCAACGATTGGATTACCTCTTTCAGACATTTTACCTTCTGATAATAAACCTGGGGTAGGTTTAAATAACTGTGTTTCAATAAGTACTTGTTTCATATTAATAATCTCCCATTTTAAGTCCTAAATGTTGTTCTACAAATTCTGTAATCTCTTCTATAGACATTCCTGCTTCATATGCCCTTTCAACTGCATCTGCTACTGCTTCCATAGGTTCAAGTGATTCAGATGGCATATCTTCCTCAAACATTTCTATAGCTGCTATTTCTTCAGAAGCTTTTTTAATGTCTTCTAGGTCACCTTTTATTTTTTCAGTATCCTCTTTATCATCTTCCGCTTCATTCAAATTAAAATAATCCATGTAGTTTTTATGAGAAAATCCTGTACCTGATACAATGCCACCTGCCATTGATATTGAATGTTCTTTAAGTTTACCATAACCACTTGATTTGTATTCACCTTTTGGTTCTACTGGTTCACCTAAACTAGGAGCTTCATCAGTATAACCTAAATCTTTTTCTCCAAATTGACCATTTTTAGTATAAAAAATAGGGTCTTTAGCTAAGTTTTTATAAACAATCTCTAGTAATTCTTGGTCTGTTTTTCCTTCGTTTTTAGGATCTTTGTATTCACAATAGTATCCCATTTGAATTTGACCAAAAATCATGTTGTTTGGGTCTTTTTTATCTAATGTGTCGTATCCATTAGCTTGGTCTTCTTCAACCTCTTTAGATACTTTCTTTTCCTCAGCTTTTACTTCTGCTTCTGCTATAAAGTTTTCAAATGCGTTTTCAAATCCTTCTTTCTTTCTTTCTAGTGGGTTTCCTACCATAGGAATACCAACAAAGTTTTCGGAGATAATATTCCTTTGCTTAAGAATTTTAGATGCTTCACTATATGTAGCCCCTTGTCTTATTAAATTAGGGAATTGTTTTTTTGCTTCTTTTAAGAAAACACCTTTATGGCCCTTGTCTTCCTTAATTAGTCTGTATTGTTCGGTTAAAGTTTTTTTCATTCTCCTTGTTTTAATAATTTTGTTATGTCATCCAATAATTCATTTACCATATCTGTTGAATACACTATTGCATATGAACCTGGGTTTTCATTGTAATATTGGGCTGTTTCGTTTTTTGCGTTTGATAATAATGGAGATATAGAATTTATTTTTTCTTCTACATCATCAAATATATTAATTCTTTTTTGTTGGAAATCACTGTATTCAGTTAATTCCTCTTTTTCAAATAATTGTTTTACTATAGTACCTGCTCCTTTAATTTTTTTAGGTACAGGTTTGAAACCTAATTTATAATAATAAATATCTTTAGCTCCAGTTGAAGATTTATTTTTGTCAAATGCTCTTGGAGTTAGATAACCCATACCCTCACCTTCATCAACTTCTTCTTCTTTTACCATTCTAATCCTGTCATAGGCTTCAGGGTAATTCTTTCTAACGTGGGTTCTGTATTGGTTAAATAGTTTTTTTACTTGGTCTGTAATTGAATCAATTGTTGGATCAGATTCTGCTTCACCTTCACTTTCTAATGTCCTTAGTAGTTTATTTAGCTTATCAAAAGTTTTATAGACAGTATCAAAAGCACCTACATTTACTATATCCCATGAGATAGCCCCTGTTACTGGGTTAATGTCAGTTACTGTGGATTTTTTCCCGTCTTTAACTTTTACATCACCAACTTCAAATTCACTATTTTCTTTTAACTTATACTTATACATGAGTAGTTTCTAATTCTTCAATTAAATCGTAATATTGTAACAAATTGATAAGATCATTATCTTTAATTTTAGACGTTTTACCCATAACAGGAAGTATTTTGATTACTTCGTTTATTTTGATCTGTGTTGTTTTATCTGGAATTGTAGTTGATAGTTCTGTTAGAGATGTTTTAATTTCATCTACTTTAGTATTATAAAATTCCTTTAACTTTGGGGTATTGTCTATTGAGGTAATTAATTCCTTTAAAATTTCTTTTTGACTTTCAAGTAAATCCTCATACTTATCATTAAACTTATTTAACAAAACCCTAGTGGTTAGAATTCTTAAATCTTTATCATATGATTTAAATTCTTCTAATACTGTTTCTTTAACTTTATCTTTTTCAACTGATGCCGCTGATAAATGTTCTAGGATAGTTATTTTATTATCTATAACTTGTTGGTGATTTGATGGATTTTCTTGTGAAAAACTTTCTATTAAAGTATAAAATGCAGCTTGTATCTTATAGTGTGGTAATTTATGAGAGAAAAATTTAGTAACATCGTAATGTTTTTTAATCTCACTAATTAAATTATATTTTTGTCTTTTAAGTGCTCTTCTATTTAAATTCTTAGAAGATTGCAGCAAAGTTGATAACGTTACATCCGCTTGAGTTTCAGTAATACTAGTTTTCTTGAATAGAGTTTCGTATAGTTTATACTCTCTTCCTAATTCTGTTTTTACAAAATATTCTTTTAGAATACCACTTGCCTTAGAATCAGTACCATTTAATGTATCAGTAGTTATTTGCCTAACTAATAGCTCAAAAAGAACCCCTGCGTTTTTGTACTTTGAATGCTTAATGTTCATTCTCCAATGTTTAGTTTATTATAAATATATAAAAAAATCTTACTCTTTCAACTGTTTTTCATCAAGTAGGTCATTTTTCTTTTCATCCTGCTCAAATACTAATTGCTTTTCAGTACGATGTGGTGAAGGTACTTTATCTAGCATATTTAAAGTTTCTAAAGCTAATGGAGATCCACCCTTAAATGATGGTTTGAGTCTGCCATTATCGTTATAATCTTTTTTCATTCCATCTTTACCTATTGGGTCTTTTCCAAAAGCACTATCTTGAGTATGTGTTTTAGAATGTTTTTCTTTTGGTCTTCCTAATGGAGTTTTTTCATTATATCCATCTGGGACATTACTTGGGTCAGATTGTGTTCTACCCATTCCATATAACGAAGCTAAATCATGTGGTGTACCATAAGATTTACCTGTTTCTTGTGGATCATTACCTTCAGCTTCTATTTGTGCCAACCTAAAGTTACGTTTAGTATCTTGCTTAATTAAATCTCTATATTCATCGTATTGATCTTCACTAAAGTGGAATATGTTTTCATAAATCCAATCAGATGGAATCAATTTACTATCTAACATTGATTGTGCCAATGTCATTTTTTCTGTCATTAATGCTACTCTTTCTTGATCATATATGATTGATGGAGTAGTCATTGACAAATCAAAGTTTGTTAGATTTTCATCTTTATAACCTTGAGTATATAAGTGAACTAATGCTATCTTTTGTAATTCAGATACCATAATTCTTTGAATTCTTTCTATCGTTCTAGCAAATCTAATATCTTGTGCTGCTAGTGTAGCTTTACCTTCTGTATCCGCATCATAACCCATAAATGCTTTAGGAACTTTAAGTGCTGCAAATAATTTATCTCTTAAGTATTCTACATCAGCTATACCATCATATTGTAATCCTGGTGTAGTATCTATTTTAGTTGCCGTATCATTTCCTCTAACAGGTATGTAAAAATCTTCAAGCATGTTTTGCATGTTGTATTTAAGATTATACTCTCCGGTTTGTGGGTCTGTAAAAGGAGTACGTTTCATTTTAGAGATAGTCTTCTGCATAAAGTTTTCTACTTCAGCAGGAGGAATATTACCTACGTTCATGTAAAAAACGCGCTTTTCAGGTGCTCTAACTATTCTATGTATCAACATTGCGTCTTCCATTAGAACATACTGTTTAAACAGTTTACGTGCTGGTTCTATGTATGATCTACCATATGGGAGGAAATTAGTATCAGTTAATAATCTGAAGTGAGCCATTTCGTAGTTATCAAATATAATGGCATTACCACTTACATCATTTGAGTTTGGAACATTGTAGTAACCATAACCCCCTGTTGTTAAACCATCTGGATCAAATTGGAATTGTATATCTGCGGGTTTATCTGGGTCTCCACCTTCTAATCTTTCAATGTGAAAGGCATTATAAGGTATAACATTGTAAACACCAAATTTTTCTGCTATCTCTAGTTTAAGGAAAAAATCTCCATATTTACACATATTTCTAACCCAAGGCCATAGGTTAAATTCTACATTTAATACATCATAAAATAAATTGTATAATATTTTTTGGATGTTTTCATCAGAACTTCTAATTTGAAGTACTTCACCCATATCATTTTTAAGTGTAGACTCATCAGCTATAATATCTAAAGCAGAAGCTATAATAGCATCTGTATCCATTGAATCATATTCTGAATATAGTTGTGGTCTTAATGTTTGGTAATTGAAATTACTTTGATAACCATATAGGGATGTAGGTGAGGTAGAATATAATCTATTGAATCTATCTACTAGTGAGTTGTTTTCATACTCACCGGATTGTTGAATTTTGTTTATATCAACAACCTTTAATTGGTCTCCACCTTGATTACGTATTATAACATCTGTTGAGAATAACCTTTTTAACCTTGAAAATAATCTTGTATCTGCCATTTTATTATATCCTTATATTATTATAAATACTATAGAAGCCAACTAATGTCCTCTTCCCCACCTGAATATGGGTTATCTATTTTGAATGGGTTTTTATCTGTTGATGGAGAATATGCTCCTATGTGTTTTGGTTTGGTTGATGATATGTTATTTAACATATTTTTTGTTAAATCCATTCCATGTTGTTTGTATTTAAATGCTGTGTCTCTCATGTATTGTCCTATTGAAAAACTCAATACTAAATCATCATTATAGCCTGATTGTGCCTCAGGCTTTCCATTTTTCCAAACAAATGTTCTCATTTCCTCAAGTAATCTTTTACTTTGAAATGTAACACCCTTATCAGATAATGACTCTTGAAATTTACTTATAACCATAGGTCTTGTCCTTGAAGACATTGTAAATCCGGGTGTCATTTTTGATGTATCCATATATTGTTCAAAATACGAATCAGCTCTCACTTCTCCACTCTTAGGTGAATAATAGAGATTAGTATATCCTCTATCTATAACTGTTTGGATTGTTGCCCAACCTATGCTATTATTTTCTATTACAAGTAGTGCTTCATTGTATTCTGTAGCTATACCTACTAGTAAATGTCCGTATTCTTTTGTGCCTAATTGTCCTTTATATTCTGCTACTTGAACATTGTTTTCCACATCAATGATATGAAACGCAGAATGATCTTTCCCATCTCCACGAGCGACATCAGCAACCACCATATAAGTTCTTGAATAGTCACATGGTTCCCAAACCCATAAATTGCGATCAGTTCCCCTACGTTCCAGAGGTTCTTTAATGTAGGTTTTCTCATAAAATTCTATGTATTCAGGATAAAATACTACATCACCAGATGTGCTGAAATCACAGTCACATTCTTGGGCTGCCATTCTAGGGTCACCTAGTAATTCATCTTGTCTATCTCTCCATGCTTGATCTCTTTCTGGGTGGACAAACCATGGAAGTTTTATTGGGAGAAAATCATTTTCTTTATTTTCTGCTCTTACCCAGGTTTGATGAAACCAATTTCCAGTACCATAAGGGGTAGATAAAGCAATACAACCACCACCTGTAGCTAGGGTTTGTTGAGCTGATGCCCATATTTCACCTATATTTTCAATAAAGGCTGCCTCATCAATTAGTAGTAAAGATACTGCTTCGGATCTACCTGCATCACCTGCAGCTGAAGTTGCTTTAATTTGGGAACCGTTAGTTAATCGTAATGTTAATTTGTTGTTTTCGTCAGCGTTAATTTTAAGCCATGAAGGTAAATTTTCGTACATGAATTTTACCTTTGTAACCATGTTTTTAGCTGTGTCTTGTTTTGTTGCTATACAAAGTATATTTTTATCTTTGTGAAATAGCATCATCCATAATGAAAAACCTGCTGTTAAAGTAGATATACCTAACTGTCTAGATTTTAGAATTATTGAATATGGATTGTCTCGAAATAAAGATAATACTTTTTCCTGAAATGGGTATAGTGAGAATTGGATTCTACCTCTTTGAGGATGTTGTATAAAACAGTATTTTTTCATAAAATGTACAGGGTCGCTAGCACATTTTAGGTATTCTTGTCTTATAACTTTTTTTATATCACTCATTTAGGTTAAAGCTATTAGTGTGATTATAGGCAATAAAATGGATCCTATAAAACCAACTATTTTTAATCTTTTTTGTTTTTTAATTTCTTTTTCTTGTGTTTTAATAACATTGTCTTTAATCTCAATTTCTTTTTTATTGTTGCTTAATATGTCTTCAAAATTTTCAATTATAGATTGTTGATTGTCTGATTTAATGGAAAGCTTTATAAATATATCTTTTTGCATTTCTATTATCTCTTGACATAAACTATCTTTTTCTTTATAAGTAAGGAGGAGACTATCTGCTATTTCATACTCTAAAAGATCGCTCAATATTGTTCGAGCATCATCCAGATGCATTAAAATTAAAGTATCACCTTTAGTGTTAATTATTTCTCTTACCTCTCCTCTTGAGATAGTCTGAGATGTTATTTGTGACATCGTCGCTATCCATATTGTTAATAATACTAGGTATTTCATTTCGTTTTTTCTCTAAATCTGCTAGTTTAGTTTCTGTTTCTTTTAAGATAACTTTAGTACTATCTATAGCATATAGTATAATGTTGATTTCGTTTTGTAGTTTACTATTAGCTAAACTGAGACTATCGTTGGATAGTCTTAGTTCTTTGTTTTGTTTTTTTAATAGATTTATTTCATCCTCATAGGTATCAATTGGAGTTGATGGTTTGGATAATAGGCTTAAAATTAATGCAACTGCTAATATTATTATAAAAACTAATTGTATGTTATTAAAGAGCTTTTTCAAGTTGTTTCTTTTCTTTAGTCATTTTCTTTAATTCATCTTTGATCTTATCTTTAGCATCACCTTCAGCTGCTTTAAATTCTTTAGCTTTGTCCTTCATTTTTTTAGTTAACTTTTGGAGTTTATTTGAAGTTGTAGCTATTGAATCTTTTTTCTTTAATTCTGCGGATGTTGGTTCTTCTTCTTCTCTAATAGAAATATCATCTAGTGCATCCATTGTATCTCCAAAACCTGGCATATCATATTTTGTGTCTGATTTTCGTTGTTCTAAAGCAGCCATAATAGCGTATACTGCATCTTGCTCTTCGTACTCATATCTTTCAGCCATTGATTTAATAAAACGGTTTACAGCTGTTGTTACTTCAGGGTTTAATGATTCGTTTAGTCCTCTTTCTCTATCCATCATTCTTGAGACTTCAGCGGCTTGTAGAGCGTCTAAGGCTTGTTCCATTTGGATAATGTGGCCTCTATATTCAATTGGGTCTGAGGATTTTAATTTGGATAGGATAGTTCTAAGTGCCCTAAATGCATCATCTGTAGTCATTAGACCTTCTGATAGAAGGGATTTTATTTTGGTTTTAATTGCTTCTTTAAGCAATGATTCGTTTAGTCCTCTTTCTCTGTCCATCATTCTTGAGACTTCGGCTGCTTGTAAAGCGTCTATGGCTCTACTCATTAATTCTTGATTTCCGCTCGAGACATCAAATTTTTGAATGTCTCTAAGAACTCTAAATGCCATATCTGTAGTCATTAGACCTTCTGATAGGAGTGATTTTATTTTACTTTTGATTGCTTCTTTGAGCGTGGATTTTTTCATTGGAATGTTTTTGTAATAAATATTAAACGTTTAGTGCCTCTCGCACTAATTTAACACGCTCCTCATTACTGCCCTTAATTTCTACCAGATTTTTAATTCTATAGTTGTATCTATTAATAAAACTTTTAATTGAGAAATCAACTAGCTCCCTATATTCAGCATCTGTTTCTCTAACCCCATTATTTTCTATTTCAACTCCCTCAGGAGAAACATAGAATATGTAATCGTAATCTGATACTAGATTAGAGGCATGTTGTATAAAATCATCAGCGTGGATGTGAGATATTGTTTTAGCTAAATTAGTAAATGCCATAACATCTATAACTGTTCTATCCGTTATAACATTTTCATTCATTAATTCAGCTGCTCTTTCAGCTAAAAATACTGTTTGACCCTTAATAGTAGAGTCCGTATTTAATGGAATACCTAAATCTCTTAAGTATTTGGATCGTTCTGTTTTGAACTCATATTCTTTGAACTCAGGGAGTTCCTTTAGTGTATTTACAAGTGTTGTTTTACCAACACTCATTGTACCACAAAAACCTATCTTCATAATTATAATATAATAAAATTGTTTAACGTATCAAAATCTAGCTACAGCTTTCATTGATGGATTTTTATACCAAGGTAAACCTTCTTTACTTTGTTGAAATTCATTGAACTCATCATAAGTTTTCTCAATCCCATGGAAGTAATATTTTTTTGAGATACTTTTATCTTCTGGGTCAACTGGTTCAATAGCGGGACCATCTAAATTGTGGTGTTTCCAATTTTCATTAGCGCCTCCTCTAAATAAATGGTGGAAAGCACCTTTTACTCTAATTGTTTTGTACTCGTAAAATTTCTCTTTCTTGCTCATTTTTATTTTGTTTTAGTAAATTCTCTGCTGTGTAAATTCCTTGTGCTCCTGATACTGTAATACCCCTTGCTGATAGTGCATCTCCTACAAAGTGAACATTGTCATATTTGGTTAAAGATAAATTATCGTAGTTAACTAATGGTTCTGGGGATAGATATTTTACTTCAGGCATGTAAATACCCCAATCTTTACCTAATGTTGGGAATACTTTTTCCATGTCTTCAATAAAGTCTTCTATATACAAAGCATAATCACCTAAAGCATCATGTAGTGAATCCATACTGTTAACTATTTCTGTTTTAACATAATCTCCTTCAGATGTTTTAGATGGTACTCTGTTTGAGTTAGGTGAGTAAAATGTTCCTTTACCATTAATTTGTAATTTTTTAACTGCTTCTCTTGACCAATCAAATGGTTTATCTATACCTCTAATTTCCATTAGTATACCAAAATTAGTCATATCATTACGAAATGCCTCATCTTTTTTAGCATGACCATTGTAACTGTAATCTCCGTAGGTATGTTCTGCTGCTACATAAGCTGCATTGTTGTTTGTACAAAATGATCTTAATGAAACACCTTTATCTTCAAATTTTCTATATAATTTAAAATCATATGAAATATCGATTAGTTTTTGGAAGTGTTTTTGTGGTGCTTCAAATCGTACTCCTATTTGAACTGCTTTGGGTTCAGTTGGTAGTTCATATTGTTCTGCTAATTTTTTACCAAAGTCAATTCCTGACTTACCTACACCGAAGATAAGTGTATC